GATGTGCTTTCAACGACCATAGTCTTCCAAGGAAGATCCTTCAAGTCTTCCTTGATCGGAACTGTCTTAGACAGTTGCTTTGCATACTTGCTGATCAACTTATCGAATAAGTCAACCTGATTGGAAGTAACTCTCATCTTGTTTTGGATGATAGTCTGTAGGTTAGCCATGAACTTGTAGTCATACTGACTCAAGCTAATCTTACCCTGCAGGAAGAAGTGAAGTAGGTGTTCTTTACAATCCATGTCTTATCATAGTGCCTTATGTTGATTTTAGCAATTATAAAGGTAAAAAAAGGGGGCCGAAGCCCCCTAATAGTTTAGGAGAATGTTAAGTTACGTGTGCTTCATCACCGTGTTCTCAGCGAGAGACTGCCACTTCGTCGGAGACATCTTGATAAGATCAGCGATCTTAAGAGCCATACGAATCGACAGTTCACGCAGACGACCGATGTGCTGTTCCATGTAAGCAAACACCTGATCACCCTGATCTTCGGCGAAGCGATAGTCCGCGAACAGACCGCCTTCAGCGTCACGATCAACCTGACGAATGCGAAGCATCTTGTCACGCTGGGTGTCAATAGTCAGGTCAATGAAGTGACAACGGCTTTCAAGTGCCTCAAGGTGATCTTGCAACTTCTTAGAGCGAACGTTTTGGAACTTCAAGTTAGTGATGAAGATGGCAGAACCGTTGAAGTTGAAGCTGTTCGGAATGCCCTCGTCACGAAGCAGACGAGAATCCGAATTCCAGCAGATGCGACGACGCTTGCCGCTGTCAAGTGCAGCCTTGAGAATGTTCAGGGTGAGTTCGTCGCCGAACACGCTGTCGCAGTCATCGAACACGAGAATGTTCTTCTTGTCGCTATACTTGTAAAGCAGTGCATACAGACCGAGTGCAGTCATTGCACCCTTGACAACTTCAAAGCGAGGGCGATTGCCGGCAATATGATCGAACATCGCAGCTTTCTCAAGCTGACGCTCGACACCGAACGACTTGCCAACTCCCGGAGGACCAGAGACGATCATCGCACGAACATCACCGCGAATGCAAGCGGATGCCATCTCGTCGAGAATCTCGAAACGAGTAGCAATGCGGTCCATCGCTTCTTCATCAGTCTCTGCGACCTTAACAGTGGGAGAGACAGTCTCCGACATAGGTTCACCGTCGACAAATTCAATATCAGAAATGTTGTTCACTTTAATTTTAATCTCGTCAATGGCAACAGGGAAATGACCTTCGTTCTTAACGGTCACGTAGCTGCCCTTCTTGCCAGTATGAAAGCCTTTCACGAGCTTGAACTGCCTGTTGATGACAGGCTGATTACGATACTCGCCGAACTTGATAATTACTGTAGACATGTGCGCTCCGTATGTGCGTTTCAATATAGCTACTGTAGCTAAGTTTTGGGTAGAAGTCAAGCCTTGATCACATCAAAAACAGAATTTTTTAGTTCTGCGGATTCCTCATACGAGAGGTAGAAGTCAGTAGTCGGGTCCCAATAGGCCCCTTCCTTGGGGTCATAGTAGGTTACCCGACCGTTGGGGTAGAAGAACGGGCCCTCAAGACCCTTGCGGGGCTGATACTTAGCATCACGCTCACGCAGAATACGATAACCCATGATGAAGCCTTACTGATTGACCGCGTTAGCCGAACCATCCTTTGGGATAAGGATCGAGTTTACCCTGAAATCCAGCATCCCACCTACGTCTGTTAACTTCCCGATCCATCCGATCTTCCCTATCGCCACCCTGATAAACAGTAGTTATGTACGGATTGCGAGCACCGGGAGCAGCGGCTTTACCTTCTTCGTATGAATTAGTGAACGTAACCATTGTATGTCTCCGTTGTTGTCTATGATTCTTTGTAGCAAAATGGGTACCCGAAGTCAACCGAAAAATTGCCAAAAAGTTAGATAATCAAAGTCCAAGTGTTAGCCCTGTAATATTCTAATGTATCCTTACGTGCAGCCTTAAAGTAACCCTTGACTGCAACGGTGTTGTTACTACGTAGGTAATGATCGAACAAGTCAGCCAGAGGACTGCGGGCTTCCACACTCAACATAAAGCGATCATCTTTATGATCACTAAACCAGTACTCATGTGGGTTTCGGGCCTTGCGATAAGACATGATTTTCTTGATGAAGGTTAGCTTCTGCTGTTCAGTTTCGTAGTTAAGTACATCCCCTTTAAGAGAATGATACTCGCCGTCAAATACTGGCTGAAGTTCCTTATCGTAGTGATAGAAATAAGGCAGCTTGTACAGCATGCCAGTATACTTAGAAGAAAATTGGTGTTTTCCATCAACTGTCTTAGTATCGCTGCTCAGGAAGCAAGCCAGGTCTTGGCGAAACGGAGTGATGCGATCACCTCTCAATGTAGTCAAAACAATCTTATCATTATAATGTCTACGAATGGTCGCTGCAAGAACTCGATCTTCGTCGGTTATCTGTTTTTGGATTAACGTAGACATGAAATCATATCTAACCGCGGTATCAGGGTCTTGTATAGTTAGTCGATGATGAGCGCAACTAAGAAGCAACGGGTCCTCATCGGTTTTGACGTTTGGCTCTGCCGCTTTAGCAAAGACATCCGCCCAGTCCGGGGCGACAACGTCAACAGTTTGTAGTTTACTAAGTTGGGTCATTTTCAAATCTTTCATAATATTTACTTATGGTGCATCAGAGCTAATGCAGGTACCCCTAAATTCATCATCCATTCTAGGCACAACAGATATAGTGCCGTAAGACCCCAGATCATTAAAGACGAGATATTGACAACCGTCTGGGTCATTGTAAATGGTCACTTCGACATTCGGAGGAGCTTGGGTGCTATACTGTGGTGTTCGACCGGTTGGGCCATTAGCTGGGACTGGGTCTTTAACCTTTACGCAGCCGGCAAGGGCTGCACAGAGCAGCCCCGCCATAAAGATTTTAGTCATTTTAATCCTCTATATAACAGTTTCGGATGCGTTTAATTCATCCTAGAATTTCATGTTATAGATTTTTGAGGGGAAAGCAAGCCTCAGCTTACCCAATTGTGATATCTTCCATACCAGCAGTTCTTAGACGAACGATGTGACCCAACTGCCACTGCTTAGTATCAATTCCTTTTAGGATACCCAACCACCTATTACGCACCAGTGCAACTTCGTTGATGAGAACTTCAAAGTCGATAACTTCTTGCTCGCCGTCAACATACTTTTCGGCGTCTCGTGAGGTTAGGGCACGATTGTAATTTTCTAGATATTTTTGAAAATGCTTCCTACGAATCTTTCTCAGTTGAATGTTAAGGAAGTTGAGTACCGCTTCAATCTCTTGTAATTGATTGAAACGGTACTCAGTGATACCTGGAAGGGCAGCGATGTTAGCCTCTACCTTTCCGTACACTTTGACTTCGGCTCTTGCCTTCAGCAACTCACCTTCGTAGTAAGTGATGAAGTCAGGTAGTACCCCTAAGTCATCAGTGATTTTGTTGTACCAGGTCATTCGTAATCGTCATCGTCGTCATCAAGATCAACGTCAGCATCAAAGAGGTCTTCCTCTTTGTGATAGTGTCCGTCTTCCGGACTTTCTAGGTAAAACTCTAGCGCACCCTTGATATAAGAATCGCCCTTAAAAGCATTCTTAATCTCATTGGGTGAGTAATCTTCTTCAATCAAATAGTTGACAAGAAGTTCTGCGGCACCATCTGGGTCACCTATCTCAATGCTTGCTTTGAGTGTCTTCCATACTTCATGAATAAGTCCTACGCTCATTGTTCACCGTTCTCCTGTTCTTCAGTAACGATACTTAGCTCAGGTTCTGGCTTTTTGTCAAACTCATTCATCATGATGTCAAGGCAACCATCGGTGTTTGCTTCCCAAGCCTTGCGGAACTTCTTGATGATAGTTCCGTCTAGCGCGGTGTAAACAAGAGAGTTGCCTTCTTTCTTTAATCGTCCCATACCTTCAAACATGTCAAGCAACCCTGAATAAGGATTCATGCCTGTGCTGTATGGGATTTTGACCTGCACAGTTTCAAAGGGCTTTGCGTAACGAGTCTTCATGACCTTACACATTGCACGAATGCCTCGCACTTCGCTGATCTTATTGCCGTCCTCGTCTTCCTTGAGCTTGAGCTTCTTCATAGCAACAACGATACTTGATGCGTACACGAAGCCCTGTCCACCGCTGATCTTATCGTCAGGGTCAAACATATCCTGTGAAGCATACGTGTGATTGGTTGCAACAAGCCCTACGTTGTGGCTGCCGAACATGTTAACACAATTACGAACAAGTGCGGTTAGTGCCTTAGGCTTGCGACCCATGTCACCCTTCATGTCACCTGCTTCAAACTGATTAACGTCAGTCGGCGTCAGCAACATCCCGAGGCTGTCGATGACAAAGAGAACCTTAGGCTTCTCGCCTTCAGGCAGTGTCTTGTACTCTTTCATGAATTCGCTGATAGTCTTAGCAACGTCATCGATCATTGCCATATTCAGCTTGAGCAGCTTGCTTTCGCTAGTGTCAACGCCGAGAGCATGAAGCCATGATTCATCCAATGCGTTTTCACTGTCAACTAGAACAACATAGATACCCTGCTCTTGTGCGTGACGCACTAAATTTCCGGAACAGATGTAGGATTTCCCTGAACCCGACTCTCCGGCAAAGACAGTAACTTTACCAAGAGGAATACCTTTGTTAAAGTCGTCACTAATACGATAGTTGAGGGCATAATTGCCTGTACTCACCCAATCGGTCGGGTCGTTGAACCCGATGCTAAGACCGTCGATAGCCTTAGTGATGCCGCGACGGAACTTACTGATGTCAAAAGGTTTGGTTGTCATTATATTCCTATCTGTTTACTTGTTTCAAAACTCTATCAGAGAATGCAGCTTTATCAAGTAATTCGGGACTGTTGTTTGCGATCTGATCTAAATCATAATCTGATGGAAAATGTCTTAAAATTCCACGTGCGCGGTCACGAATGATGCTTGGTGTCCTAGGCGTCTTGCCCGGATCACAAAGTTCCTCTAGCAACTTCTTGCTTTGCTTTAATGCTCTGAATCTTTCGTCTGGTGATGTCATGGTTCTACTCCTTGCAAGAACAGGGGGAGGTTTCCCTCCCCCGATTCATTAGGCCTTGTTATTCTGTCTAGCCTTGATCATGGCTAGAATGTCGGCGGCCTTGTCACTTGAAGTAGACTGTGCCTTAGGCACAACTACCGGTTCTGAAGTTTCGAACGGGATATCATCGTCAGGAATAGGTTGTGAGTGTGCACCGTGAACAGGTTCAGCGTCAACGATTGTCGGCGAGGCCGACTGGTTAGAAGGAGCAGCAAGGCCGTAAGGACGATAGTATGCACTCCACTTGTCGCTGTCATACGGACGACCATCGACTGATGCTTCAAACATTTCCTTGATGATGCGGAGTTCAGCCTCAGATGGCTTCTTCGGCAAGAAGTCAGCAAGATTGAAGAGACCATGCGCTTCGATAGCAGCCTGTTCAGCTTCGGTCAACGGAGACTCTTTGCGTGACCAGTTAGAAGTCGAGTAGTCAGCATAACCGCCCTTGCTAGTCTTCTTGATGCTAAAATCAAGGCCGCGAACATAGTCAGTCGGCAATTCTTCGATATCCGGATCCATCAAAGAACCCTTGATGACAGTTTGAATCTGAGGGGAGATAATGAAGCGACGGATAGGGTTAGCAGGGGTAGCATCGTCACCGATAGGATTCTGCCGAACGAAGCCCTGATAGATATAAGAACGCTTCTTCCAATACTTGTTAGCGAGTTCCTTAAGAGTGTCATCCTTGTACCAAGGGCGAACTTCTGCGAGAACCGGACAGTTTTCACCGTACATTTCTACGCAAGGAACCTGAACGGTGATCTGCTTTACGTTAGGATCACCCTTGATGCCATTGAAGGGCAGCTTGATGATCTGACGCTCTACCCAAAAGAACGTGTTCTCTGTGTTACCATCGGGCAGGAAGCGAACTGTTGCGCTTGAACCTTCGTCCATGTTCCAGTGAGCATAGATTGCATTATCTGATTGAGTATTCTGACCCTTGTTCTGGGCCTTGTTTTCTTGTTCCGCGATCCGGGCACGGATTTCTGCTAGACTTGCCATTGTAAATTCTCCTTTATAAATGTGCCTAAGTTGAGCTTTGTAAGTGTTAAATGTTTCGCTGTCGGAGACAACTACACATAAGTTGTAATATAACTCATGTGTGATGTATTTACAACTTAATTGGGTGCAATATATAATAATACTTTGCGATTTGGGAAGAAAAGGGTAACCTAGTTACACTTACCTAATGATCAATGATCTGATTCTGACTAGTTCAGTTTCACCTTCATTGATCGGAGCTTCGTAGTTCTGTTTTGATTCACCACCAACTAACTTTCCTACGGCACCTTTAGGACCTACCTTTTCATAAGGACCAAGTTGACCTACTCGCTTTTGGTTTGCGTCCAAGTCTTCTTCTATTGTGATTCCCATTTCCGCAGAGTATTGAGGATCAAGCTTAATGTTGCCGAATCCATTGTCACGCAATGTTTGCACTACTTGATCTTTAGGAACCTTGGCAGAAAATATAGTATTGTGAACTCCCCACTTTGTTTCACGCCCGGTGATACGAGTGTT